AAGGCTTTTTGATGACCTTGTACTCTTTTCCAAGAGCATTGATGATACGTTTGTATCCACATGGTTTTTTACGATTTCGATGTCCTTTGTATTCTGGTAGAATTTTTTTTCTAAAATTTACACTATCAGAAAAGAACAATATAGTAGTTGAGAAATCACCAAGCTTTTTTTCTATCTTAGCTATTTCACGCTTTGCGGCGTTGTAAGCATCATTGAAATTACTTGTAACGAGAATAACATCATCGCCAAAGTCTACTTCACTTTCTGCTGCGGCACAAGACTTATATACAATATAGTCTGCGTCTATCAAAATTTTCATACATTAATGGGTATCTGCCCAAGTCTCTCCATCCTTAGCCTCAGCAGCTATGGGGATTCTCATATTGTAGTATTCTCCAGCTTCAACAGCTGATAGTTCTAATACAGACTTGAGATCTTCTACGTGTTTAGGATCACACTCAAATTGTAATTCGTCGTGAATAAAAGCAAGTTGGTGACAACACAAAGACATATCTGTTATATGTTCGTGTGCTCTGACCATCCATCTTTTGGCGATAACCGCTGCTCCTCCCTGTAGGAGGTAATTGAGAAACTTATGCCCTTTGTCAACGCTGATACGACGACCGTCGATGGCACTTGCGAAACCTCTTTCTGCACCTTTCTTAGTAGCTTCCAACAGCTCTTTAAGACCCGGAATGGCATCAACATAAGCTTTACGAATATCCCTTCCCTTCTTCCTAGCGGCTTCTTCGGATAGTAACTGATCATAAGAGTGTCCTAATTTTACATCACCGCAACCATACAAAAATGCATAGGTTACAGTCTTAACTTGTCTCCGACTGATACCGATCTTGTCAGCATTAGTCTGGTGAATGTCGCCAGTTGTAAGAATTTTTGCATACCTACCGCCGTCGTATCTAGCTAGATAGTGAGCGAGCATGCGTAGTTCTATACCCGATAAGTCAGCTGCGACCATGCGTTGACCGGGTGTAGCTATAAATAAACGTCTGAATCGCTCGTCCGCAGGAACTTGTCCTAGGTTTGGAGTACGATGATGACATCTAAATGTAGCGGTATTTGTAGCACAGTAGTGGTGGATTCTAGACTTCGTACATAGCTTCTGCCATGCGTTCACGCCTTCGGATATCATTCCTAACTGCTTCGTCAGATCCAGTAGTGTCAAGAACTTTAGAGCAGTATCCGTCCCAATCTCTTTGAGGACGGTTTCGTCTATTACTGGTTTTCCTGTGGATGTCATTGATACGGGCATCCAACCACAATGTGTTTGTAAGATCCATGCTATATGATCCCTTGATGAAGGGTTAAAGTCTTTTAATCTAGTAAATGTACAACCTTCGATGTACCCTTGGCTCTTATTATTTCTTTTAGGAGTAAATTCCTTTCCTGCAACGTAAGGATACCTGTCGAGAAGTATCTTAGTAATCGTTTCATACTCAATTCTGAGAGCAGATTCAAGTTCCCGTGCAGCTTGTTCATCAAAATACCATCCATGGATTTCCTGTTGTGTAAGTATTTCAGCTACCTTGTGTTCTAGTTTGACCCACTCAGGTAGCGGTGGAAGTGATTGCATAGTTTTTGTGTAACAGCAACGTCTTGGACGCAGTAGTCTTCCATCTCTTGGCTCCATGTAGACCAATCGGCTTCCTTACCAAAGTTACCTTTGTATTCGCCTAGTCGGTATCCATAAGACTCGAGTGAATGTCTACCATATAATTGTAATGGCATATGATTCCAATTTCTTCTTTTGTCTATCTCCATCAAGTTAGGATGATATAAACGAGATAGCACAAGTGTATCTACAATTTCTCCCTGAGGATTAAACCATGGATACATCTTTTTGATTATGGGTATATCAAACCCAATGATATTATGTCCAATAATTCTTGAAGCTTGTTCAATAAACTGAACAGCTCTGACTATTGGTTCTGCAGCTCCTGTGTCATTATACGTAACAGTCATCCCTTCATCTACGTAATGTACTGCAATGCAATGGATCTCAGTAGTATTCTTAAGCAGACCGTTTGTTTCTAGGTCTATTATTACTGGTCCAGTCAAATGTTTTGTCTCTGAACTTTGCTTTTCTGATGGCATCTTTAGTAGGTGGGTTAGGTTTTTTCAACTCAGAAGTCTGTGCTTGGGTCGAAAATTGGTGTTGTCGTAGTTTCATGTTCAGTAAACCTCGATGTTGATAAATCGTATTTTATTTTTCCGGCAAATCCAGTCTCTCCTGAATAACGGTTTTTAATAATTCTGAGAGTTGTAATGTCTCTGTCATTTTCGCTTTGCTGGTCTCGCTCCAAAGCGATGACGCTATCGCTAATTTGAGCAATACTATGAGATCCTCTAAGTTGGCTGAGGGAAACTTTTCCTCCCTCTTCGTGCGAAGTCCTATCATTGTTACTCCTCCTTAAGTGAGATACTAGAAATAATGTAATGCCAGTACGCTCGACTAATGACCTTAGTTTGGTCATGGTGGTATCAATCATACGTCTTTCGTCGCCATCTAATCCACTCAGTAATATGCTGAGGTGATCGAGGAATACAACACGACATTCCAATCCACAGGCAAGGTATTCGATCCTAGAGTAAATTGTTTCAGGATCATACGAACCAAAACCATCAAAAAGGAATAAATTCCAATGTTCCATAGTAAGGCTAAAAGCGTCTGCCAAGTCTTTTTGTTCATGTTCCCCTATGTGTAAAGATTTACCTAATGCACAAGACATCAGACCTAAAGCACTTCGCCTGTTAGATTCCTCTAATGCTAAGTAGCCTACTTTCTCTCCTTTGTCTAGTAGTCCTGCTGCGATTTGGCGGCAGAAACTTGATTTACCAATACCCGAGCCGGATGTTATGGTAACTAGCTCTTGATATCGGATTCCATGTAATAAGTTATTGAGTCCTTGGAATGGATACTCGTGATCTGCTGGTGGTGTTGGTGTCGTAACCAGATCTAATAATGATTTACCTTCGACAATGCCATCTGGTCGGTATGGTTTAGCGTCCCAGATTGCTTTCCTGATTGCCTCAGAGTCGTTGGCTTGCAAGGCTTCTGAAGGATCTTTGTATCCCTCCAGACGAGCTATCTTTGTTTTTCCCGGTGGTAGTACGGTGGCTGCTTCTTCTGCTGCCTTGATACCTGCCTCATCATTATCGAAAAATAATACAACTTCCTCATATCCTTGAAATAGTGGTATTTGTTTTTGAATGTCTTTCTTAGCACTAGCGGCTCCATGCGGTAGTGAAACCATCGGCCACGAAGGCATGGCTTCATAACATGAGGCGGCGTCTAGTTCGCCTTCAGTAACAACAATACGTTTACCAGTAGTAGGAAAACGATGCTGACCGAATAGCGTATTAGTGGAAACTCCTGCATAACGAAAGTCTTTTTTCTTTGTTTTTGTTTTGATACCCTTCAATACTCCTGATTCATCGTGATATGGAAACTTTAGTTCATTACCATCAACGTGGATTTGATAAAATCTGTTAGTTTTTTCAGAAATATTGCGTTTTTGCAGCCGTTCGGCTGAACCTGTAAGGTATACTTCTCCCTGCATTTTGTTATTGTGAATTGGCTTGTCTCCGTCCGTGACATTATGACAGACGAAGCAGTAAGTGTGTCCATCAGAATACAAGGAATTTGCATCTGACGAACCACAGTTGTCGCAAGGTATATGTCTTACGAACTCGTTCTCGGTCATGTTAACCAATCAATCGGTATGTCATGGTAAGCTGTCCATGGAATGTCATGTTTCTCACACCACATTGCATAGGTAGTCTTACTGTTTTTATTTATTTTATTGTATGGTGCTTGGAAGACCATGCGTAGATCCATGTCTGGATTATCTTTCTTCACAGCCAATATTTTCCTGCGGTCGGCAGGTGCCCAATAACCTTTTGCTTCCAGATATACATGATTAGGAAGTACAAAGTCAGGGCAATAGTGATGTTGAATTGTGTAGCAGACTTTTTCAGACTCGTATTCATACTTGACCCCAAGCGTTGTAAAGAGAGTAGCTAGTCTCTCTTCCAACTTGGATTTGAATTTAGAAGTCGTCTTCGTCATCTTCAACTGAACTTGGTGCTGCATCTTCAAAGGCAGGTACTACGTTAGGATCAGCAGCTTTGTAACCTGAAGACTTACCAAATAACTCGGCTACTTCTTCTAAGTTTAGATCGCCTGTGTCTACGCCAGCCTCACCTTTTACTGAGACAACCTGTACACCAACCAGCTTAAGAGAACTACCATAGGTAACTCCATCCCTGAGGATATAAGGTTTTTGATAGAAACCAAGTTTAACAGTAGATCCTGCGTATAACGGTATTTTGACATCAGTTAGTTGTGTTCCCTCCGTGTCAACTACAGGTGGACGTGTCTCTTCATTCCAAGAGAATTTTAATTTATACTTATCCTTAGAAACTTCCTCCCATGGCTCAGGTTTGAGCGTGGAGCGTTTCGGATTTTTGAGCTTAGACTCTGCCCATTTAAGGACTTCAGCTCGCTCATCTTCTAATTTGTCGATAACATCGTTACCAACTACAGCCGAGAGTGAATAACCAAACTTACTAGGTGCTAGTATTGCTTGGAATCCCTCAAGTGTTACAGGGTTTTCAGTTTTGTGAATTGTTCTTGCCATTAGCAGAAAAAATAAGTGGAATCAATCACGGATCTCGGTTCAAGATCTCCTATGATCGGTGGTTCAGTTTCCGCTCCAATTTGTTGAGCGAAAGTATTTAGATAATCATTATCAGCAAACAGGTACATGTATGTTTCCCTAACTATCGTAGACAGTAAAGACATATCAGTAGCTCTGCATAGAACTGAGTCATGTATCAATGCGATGGGTGCATCAAATCGTTTAACACTTAGATGTAACAGACTAGCATCTAGTGAATGGATAAGGTTAGGTGCTGTTGCAGCCTTGTGCCTAGTCCTATCTACTATATTACCATCTGCCGTCGCAACTGTCAAGCGGCAACGACCTAAAAGTTTTAGATCAATAGTCTCCATCTTCTTCTTCATCAAACGTTGTACAACTACAAAACCAGATGGTGTTGTCCACTCTAGCTCTGTATCTCCACGCTTGATAGCTTTGGATACCTCGTCTTCGATCCATTTCATAACAGACATCGGACCCGGAACTACCTGAGACATTGCGTCCCTGACAGCTCTGACTGTGACTGTAAGGTCATCCTTGTCAACCTCAATACCTTTCTCCTTTAGTGTTC